CTTTGTTGATGAACATTGAAACAGCCCCTGCCGCTACGATTGCGCCCACTGCAAGCAGCGTAACTACTGTGTCTAAAGCAATCAAAGTGATGATTGGCGGCACTGTGTACTACGTTCCTGCGTACTCGACCTTTGCATAATGCAGATTACCAAGGAATTCTTGGAGACTGAGATTCGTGACCTTGAGACTGAAGCACAGAAAGCACAAATCTTTTTGACTCAGGCTCAAGCCACGATCCAAGCGTACAAGATGCTCATAAACAGGCTAGATGCCCCAGAACCGGAAACGGAGCAATCATCATGATGCAAACAGACGTAAAATCCGCGCACATAGAGGCTACAGGCACTGCGGTGGCCTATCGCACTCGCATACGAGGGTATCAATTTATAACTGGCGGCACTGCTGGCGATATTACTTTTCGCGACGGGGGTTCCGGTGGCCCCATTCTTATAGAATTTAATATTGCTACCGCACCAACAAATCCAATGTCGTTTACGGTACCCGGCGAAGGCGTTTTATTTAGTACAAATGTCCACATAACTTTGCCCACTGACGCCAAAATTACGGTGTTTTATGGCTAAGAGTCCAGCATGGCAGAGGAAAGAAGGCAAGTCCGAGAAGGGCGGCTTGAACGCCAAAGGCCGAGCCTCCGCGAAAGCGCAAGGTATGAACTTGAAACGTCCCCAGCCGGAAGGCGGCTCTCGCAAAGACTCATTCTGTGCGCGGATGGGTGGCATGAAAAAGAAACTGACCAGCGCCAAGACTGCCAACGATCCGGATTCAAGGATCAATAAAGCATTGAGGGCTTGGAATTGTTAGATCTAAACACCGCTTGGTCTGCCGTCCTATCTTTAGTGATTGGACTGTTAGGCTATATGATGAATGAAAAGTTCAGGGAGCTGGCTCGTGTCACGATCCTGTTGAACAAAACTCGTGAGGAGGTTGCCCGTGATAACGTTACTCAAGCAGAAATTGACAAAATTACTAACCACATTGACCAACGCTTTAACAAGCTTGAAGCAAAAATTGACCAGCTTCTTTCAGCGGGGAAATGATGCCGAGCACAAGTAAGAAGCAACACAATTTCATGGCAGCGGTGGCTAATAACCCATCTTTTGCTAAGAAAGCAGGAGTCCCACAATCCGTGGGTAAAGAGTTCAACAATGCCGATAAAGGCAAAACTTTTAAACAAGGTGGCGATATGAAAAAGATGAATATGGGCGGATATGCAGATGGCGGCATGCCTATGAAAGACGGTAAACCCTCTTTTGTTGGTGATGGCAAAGGCAAGATGGCTAAAGGCGGCATGCCTGCTGCACTAGCAAAACACGCTGGTAAACCTGCTTCTAAAGCTCACGCTGGCCTCAAAGCCGGTGGCATGACTAAAATGGCCAATGGCGGTTCTGCTTCCAAACGTGCTGACGGCGTTGCTTCAAAAGGCAAAACCAAAGGTACTATGGTTGGCATGAAGTCCGGTGGCAAAACCTGTTAAGGGGAACATTATGAGTCCAGCAGAAAAAGCGGCGCGGGAAGAAATGGCCGAACGTAAAATGGGTACGGCCACTGAAAAAGCGTACTCTAAGTCTTTGACTAATACTGAGTACCCGCCCGAAAAGAAAGACCCCCGTGATGCTGTTCGTGGTCAGCGTGGTTATGCAAAAGGTGGCATGACTGCTTCTAAACGCGCTGATGGTTGTTGCGTTAAAGGCAAAACACGGGGTAAATTTGTATGATGTCCAGCCGTGGTATGGGGGCCATATCCCCTAGCAAAATGCCCGGCGGTAAAAAGAAAGCCCGTCGGGACGATACCGACTTCACGCAATATGCTGAAGGCGGTAAAGTCAATGCTGCTGGTAATTACACAAAGCCAGATTTGCGTAAGCGAATTGTGTCTCAAGTAAAGTCAGCCGCAACTCATGGTACTGGCGCAGGTCAATGGTCTGCTCGTAAAGCTCAACTTGTAGCTAAAAAATACAAGGATGCTGGTGGAGGATACAGAGATTGAAAGCACCTCAGAAATCGCTTAAGGATTGGGGCGACCAGAAATGGCGTACTAAGTCTGGTAAACCGTCGAGTAAGACGGGTGAGCGATATTTGCCTGAAGCAGCCATTAAATCTTTGTCCCCTCAAGAATACGCAGCCACAACTAAAGCCAAACGTGCTGGTAAAGCATCTGGTAAACAATTTGTAGCTCAACCAAAAACGATTGCAAAGAAAACAGCAGGATTTAGATAATGGCTATTTCTGGAACCACTGCATTTAATCTTGACCTCACAGAAATTGTTGAGGAAGCATTTGAACGTGCGGGTTCTGAAATGCGTACGGGCTATGACTTACGCACTGCAAGACGAAGTTTGAATCTTCTATTTGCAGACTGGGCTAACCGTGGCTTAAATATGTGGACTTTTGAGCAGGGGACTATTGCTATGGTTCCCGGTACGGCCACATACAACCTTCCGGCGGACACAGTAGATTTGATGGAGCATGTAATTCGTACGGGTGCGGGCAATGCTTCAACTCAAGCAGACCTTACTATCACCCGCATTAGTGTTTCTACCTACGCAACCATTCCAAACAAATTGCAACAGGCCAGACCTATTCAGGTGTGGATTGAACGTAAACAAGAAATTCCTACGATTACTGTTTGGCCTGTCCCAGACAATTCCCAGACTTACACGTTTGTGTACTGGCGTTTACGCCGCATAGACGACGCAGGAACTGGTATTAACACAATGGACGTTCCGTTCCGGTTTTTACCGTGCATGGTAGCGGGCTTGGCCTATTACTTAGCCTTGAAGGTTCCCAATGGAGCCGAGCGTTTACCCGTCCTTAAACAACAGTACGACGAGGCTTGGCAACTGGCTTCAGACGAAGATCGAGAAAAAGCAACTGTGCGTCTTGTACCTCGTCAAATGTTTATTGGTAGTGGTGCATAATGGGAAATAGGTTTGCAAATGGCATAAAGGCGATTGCCCAGTGTGATCGTTGTGGCCAGCGTTTTAAATTAAAACAGCTTAAGACTGAGGTCATTAAGCAACGTAGGTACGATCTTCTTGTGTGTCCTACATGTTGGGATCCAGATCAGCCTCAATTGATGTTGGGTACGTTTCCAGTAGACGATCCACAAGCCTTACGCAACCCGCGTAGAGATACCACTTATGTAACGGCTGGTGTAAACGTATCGGGCAACCTTACGGGCGGCAGTCGAGATATTCAATGGGGCTGGGCACCGGTAGGCGGAGCTAGTCAATTTGATACAGTTCTGACACCAAACTACTTGGTTTCTAGAGCAAATGTTGGTACAGTCACTATATCTTAAGGAGCTAATTATGGCATACACAAAATCAGCTGATGGCGTTGCTAAAAAAGGCAAAACCAATGTTCAAGTTTTCCCTAACAGTGGCCCATCAAAAGGCACTGATAAGGGTGGTAAAAAGTCTTCTGGCGTAACTAGCGAAGCCATGATGAAAGTTGGCCGTAACATGGCTCGTGTAAATAACCAACGTGGAGGTTAATCATGGCCAAGTACAGTCAAAAATTAATGGGTAAAGAAGTTGGCAGTGCCAGCGTTTATGCGGAGCCTCACACTATGACCGGTAAAAAAGTAGCAATATCAAACACTCCCGGAAAATCTTCTGGGTTAGAAACTTTGTCAGCCATGCAGCCTCGTATGAGTGTGGGCATGTACAACAATTCTCAAGGCAGAGAGCAGCCTAAAACCAGCGGTATTAAGATTCGCGGTACTGGATGCGCTACCAAAGGTACTATGGCTCGCGGCCCTATGGCTTGAGGTTTATATGGCGACACTAGGTTCGTTGACTTACGCACAGTTGGTGACTGCGGTAACTGATTACACGCAGAACACTTTCGACACGACTGACATGAATACCATGATTCAGCAGGCGGAGCAGCGCATCTATAACACGGTGCAGTTGGCTAACTTACGTAAGACATCGACCACGGCTTTAACACCAAGTGTCCAAACCTTTAATGCACCAACAGACTTACTGTCCGTGTATTCGTTTGCTGTAATTGACGCTAGTGGCAACTACATTTACTTGTTGAGTAAAGACCCAGCGTTTATGCAAGAGGCGTATCCTAATCCTGCTACAACAGGGACACCAAAGTACTACGCACTCAACGGCCCATCTTCGCCTGTAACTACATTGCAGTTTATTCTTGGGCCTACTCCTAGTGCTGCGTTGGTTACGGATTTAAGCTACTTTGCTATGCCTGAGTCTATTGTTACGGCTACAACAACATGGCTTGGTACTAACTTTAGTTCTGTGTTGTTGTACGGAACTTTGTGTGAGGCTGGTACATACATGAAAAGCGGGCAAGATGACGGCATGTATGCAATGTATCAGGAGCGATATGTACAAGCGATTGCGTTGCTTAAGAACCTTGGCGATGGAAAACAACAAACCGATACTTATCGCACTGAAACTAGGTCGCAAGTATCATGAGCATCGTTCAGACACAAACTACAAGTTTCAAAGCGGAGTTATACCAAGGTATACATGTGCTTACCACCGACGTTATCAAGATTGCCTTGTACACGGCGAGCGCCGATCTGAATGCGGATACCACGATATATTCAGCTTCCAACGAAGCATCGGGCGGCAACTACGTGGCTGGTGGAGCGACCCTAACACCCGTGACTGTTTCGTCATCTACATCTGATGCGACCGCCTATGTGGGCTTTCCAAACTACTCATGGACTGGCACAATTACGGCACGGTGTGCATTGATCTATAACTTTAGCAAGGGCAACAAATCTATTGCAGTGTTAGACTTTGGAAGTGACAAAACGCAAACCAATTTTACGATCACAATGCCTGCCAATACATCAACAACAGCGTTGATTCGCAGTTCATATTAGAGGTAACAAATGACCACCGCAAACTCAACACTGCTAGGTTTAGCTCTACCCGTAGAGGGCGAGCTTGACGGCACATGGGGTGACGTTGTTAATAATGCTATAACCCAGTATTTAGATGTTTCAATTGCTGGTACACAGACCTTGTCTGCCAACGCAGATGCTACGCTGGTTCAAACGTTTGGTACAGACTTGGCTACCAACATTGGTGCTACTACAGCGCAGTATGCTGTTATTAGATGGACAGCCAGTAACGGCGCAACCACACGTAACATTAACGTACCCAACAGCAGCAAAACTTATGTAGTCATCAACGATGGTACAGGCTCAATTGTTTTGCGTGGTGTAACAGGCCCAACAACAGGCATTACGATTGTTTCTGGTGAAAAGTGCGTAGCTGCTTGGAACGGATCAGATTTCGTCAAGATTTCTACTAGTACGGCTGGGACAGTTACGGCGGTTAGCGTAGCATCAGCCAATGGCTTTGCAGGCACTTCATCTGGCGGGGCAACACCTGCACTAACTCTATCCACTTCCATAACCGGGGTGTTAAAAGGTAACGCAACAGCAATTTCTGCGGCCATCGCGGGAACTGATTATGTAACGCCTACTGGTAGCGAGACGCTTACCAACAAAACCCTGACAAACCCAACTGTCACGAACTATGTTGAGAGTGTTGTTGCGATTGGTACTGTGACTAGCGCACATACGCTTGTTCTAACCTCTGGTACTGTTCAAACAGCCACCTTAACTGCTTCTACTGCTTGTACTTTTACGATGCCTACCGCTACTGCGGGTAAGTCGTTTATCTTGTTGTTGAAGCAAGCGGCATCAACTGGTAATGGAACTGCTACGTTTACTGGTGTTAAATATAATGCTGCGGGAACGCCAGTTGTTACTGCTACTGCGGGAAAGATGGACATCTTCTCTTTTGTAGCAGATGGCACTAACTGGTATGGTTCTATCTCTCAAGGATACACACCATAATGTTTGCCGCTATCAATTCATTTTTTACTGGTGCTCAAATGCCTGTAGCAGCAGGGCAACAAGCTTATACAACAGCCGGAACATACTCTTGGACTGCCCCAGCAGGTGTTACATCCATATCTGTAGTATGCATTGGTGGCGGCGGTGGTGTCGGCTCCTCTGGTGGCGGCAATTATTATGCTGGTGGTGGTGGTGGAGCATTAGCATATAAAAATAATATAAGCGTAACTCCCGGCGGTAGTTATGCAGTTGTTGTTGGGGATCGTGGCTATGGTGTTAATGGTGAAGATTCATCATTTACAACTGTATGTGTAGCTCAAGGAGGGCGTGTTGGTCAATCTATTGGCTCAACTAGCCTAGGTGGTGCGGGAGGAACAGTACTTGTTGGAGATGGTGGTGGTAGTGGCGGTGCAGGCGGCGATGCTGGAAATGGCGTAAGTTATTCAAATCCAGCATCTGGCGGTGGTGGCGCAGGTGGATATTCTGGTAATGGTGGCCGAGGCGCAGATGGTACTACTGTTGGTGTGGCTGCGCCCATGACTAATAATACTAGCGGATCTGGCGGTGGTGGCGCAGGTGGTTTTGGCGGGTCTGTTGTTTTAGGCCAACCGGGTTATCCGGGCTGCACTGCAGGAGGCGGTGTAAGTATTTATGGTGAAGGCACAAGTGGCGTAACCACAAGAGGATCTCAAGGTGGATCTGGAGGTGGAAGTGCTGGTGTTGTTGCGGAATTTGGTGGTGGTGATGCTGGAACATTTGACTTTTCCAATACCAATGCTTACAACGGAGCAGTACGAATTATTTGGGCTGGTACTACAGGAATAACACGGGTTTTCCCATCAACAAATACAGCAGACATGTAAGAAAATATCATGGCAGTATCTAATAACACCTTTATAAAGATGCAACACCATGTGGGACTGGATTGAAGCGTTCATTGCCGCATCCTGTGTAGCTTGCTTTGTCATAGCGGGTAGCTATATTGTTCTTTGGGCGTTCCCGTGATTGATCCCATCACAGCACTAGCTGGCATACAGTCGGCGGTCAAACTCATCAAGCAGGCTTCCAAAACCGTTGATGACGTAGCCTCGCTCGGCCCTTTGTTAGGTAAGTACTTTAACGCTAAGTCAGATGCTAACAAAGCGGTTGCAGAGTCAAAGAAAAAGGGCGGCTCTTCTATGGGCACGGCTTTGCAGATTGAGCTGGCTTTGGAGCAAGCCCGTGAGTTTGAAAAAAGCGTGGAGTTACTGTTCTTTCAAGCAAATAAAATGGACGTGTGGGCTAGGATTAAAGCCAGAGCCGCCGCAAGTGATATAGAAGATGCGCACAACGCTAGGCGTGAAAAGGAAGCCGCTGAACGTAAGAAAAAGGCCGACCAAGAAGATTTGGAACTTGGCTTGTTGATTGGTGGGCTTGTTTTAACTCTTCTGATGAGTGCGTACGGTATCTTTGAAATCTTAAACCACTGCGCTACCAACAGGTGTGGGCGGTGAATGAGTACCAGAAGACCGCTGACATGGCGTTCAAGATTGTCGGTGCGTGGTGGGCAGCTAACTTGTTTCTAGATGTGATTACAGTGTTGCCAAACTTTATTTCAGACCGCATTGTGAATGCGCTACTTGGAAGGATGGGATTGTGAGTGACGAGAAGCCAGCAGACGTTCTAAGCAAGGTGCTGTCCTATGTGGATAGCCCGTTTAAACTATTTGCGCTGGTGCTCATGGCTGTGTTTGCTTTTTCTGGGTATTTCATTTGGCAGAACCAAACGTTCCTATTTGAAGCGTATAAAGAAAACAAGAAGCTACCCACCATTGCAGAAGACAGAGCAGAAGATGTTGCAGCGCACCTGTTTAAAAACACCAACGCTACAGTGGTCGCCATCTTTAAAGTTAACCCGTTGTTTGGTACAAGGATTTTGTACCGTGCATACACCCGCGAAGGCAGGGAAAGAACGCACGAAGGTTTGGATGTTGGCCTGTTTACACAGAGTTCAGCAAACAACCGTGATGTTGTAGCTTTAATGGCCAATGAGATTCCTTGCAGTGAATACAACGTACCTCAGAGTGAGATTGGGCTTTGGTACATCGACAAAGGTGTGAAGTTTGGATGCCGTGTCAGTGTGCCTCCAGAGCAGGGCAGGTTCGTTGGACAGATTACGGTGGGTTGGGATAAAGAACCCAAGGACTTAACCAAGGCAATGGGGATGCTACAGATTGCCAGTAACATGCTTAGTAAAAGCAAACAGTAAAGGACTATAAATGGCCCAGTTTGAACCAGCCTTTGAGCAGATGATGCAGGACGAGGGTGGCTACGTCCTCCATGAAGTCCCCGGCGACACGGGCGGTATGACCTACGCTGGCATTGCCCGTAACAAGAACCCTCAGTGGCCCGGCTGGGCGCTGGTAGATAAGAAAGAGATGGGCGGCTCCTTAACGCCTATGGTGCGCGAGTTCTACCGTGTGGAGTTCTGGGACAAGATGCGTGGTAACGAGATCAGCAATCAAGACGTAGCCAACACCATCTTTAACTTTGGCGTCAACGCTGGCATGGGTATGGCGGTTAAGCTGGCCCAGTTGGTTGTTGGCGCTACGCCTGATGGCGGTATTGGTGCGAAGACCGTTGAGAAACTCAACCAGATACCTGACGGCCAAAGGTTTAAAGAGCAGTACGCATTAGCCAAGATCGCCCGTTACGTAGAGATCTGCAACAAGAACCCCGTTCAGGTTAAGTTCCTGAAGGGTTGGCTAAACCGTACATTGAAAGGTTTAAAATGAGCTTGCTTGCCGTTGGATCAATTATTGAAGCTGTTGGTAAGGTTGCAGGTGACTTGATTACCACCGACAAAGAAAAAATGGAAATGGAGATTGAGCAGCGCAAGCTCGATCTTGAAGAGAAACGTATTGACCAAGCCACAGACCTAGCGCAGATTGAAGTCAACAAGATTGAAGCCGCGTCATCCAGTGTGTTTGTTTCGGGCTGGAGGCCAGCCATCGGTTGGATTGGTGTGGCGGCTATGGGGTATCAGTTCCTGCTCTACCCGTTGTTCCAGTGGGCATGGAAATATTTGCAAGCTATGGGCTGGGTTCCCGTCGGTATGGATCCACCTCCGGTACTAGACGCAGACCAGCTTTGGGTGATATTATCAGGCATCTTGGGCATTGCCGGTATGCGTTCTTTTGAGAAGACTAAAGGCGTTGCCAGTAAATAAAGGTTGCCAATGCCGTTACAAAAAGTACTGTTTAAGCCGGGCGTCAACCGGGAGAATACTCGATACACCACTGAGGGTGGATGGTATGAGTGCGACAAAGTACGCTTTCGTCAAGGTACGCCAGAGAAGATTGGCGGCTGGATACAGTTCTCTGCGGATACGTTCCTAGGTGTGTGCCGTTCTCTGTGGAATTGGGTGACACTGGCTGGACAGAACTTGATTGGTGCTGGTACTAGTCTAAAGTTCTATATTAACCAAGGTGGTGTGTTCTTTGACATCACGCCGGTTCGCAAGGTTGTGCGCCCTATGCTGGGTTCTGGCGGTACAGGTAACCCGTTTACGGTTGTAAACCTCTCATCTACTATCACTGTGTATGACGCAGCGCATGGTTGCAACTCAAACGACTTTGTGATCTTTAGCGGCGCTACTGGTATTAACTCAACCATTACAGCACTGCTCCTAAACAGAGAGTACCAAGTATCTGTTGTTGACCTTAATACATACACAATAACCGCGTTCGGCAACACACTGTCCAACGGCTCTGGCACTGGCGGCGGCGCTAGTGTTGTTGCAACTTATTTAGTTAACGTGGCTTCTGAGGTACAGACACCGTCGGTAGGTTGGGGCGGTGGTGGCTGGGGTCTAGGTGGTTGGGGTACTAATAAAATTACTGGCGCACCCTTGCAGCTCTGGACGCAGTCTAACTTTGGTGAAGACCTAATCTTTGCCTCCGTTGGCGGCGCTATTTATTACTGGAACGCTAGCGTCCAGTTGCCCGGTCAAGAATTTACAGTAAGCATTGCAAGCCCCGGGATTTTAACTTTTGGTGATGCGCACGGCTTACTTGTAGGAGACGCACTGCAGCTTGTAACCACAGGCGCTTTGCCGACAGGTTTGTTTCCCAATGTGACGTACTATGTAACAGCCACATCTTTTACTACCACGACTGTGACCCTAGCGGCAACCTTTGGCGGTGTGGCGATTAACACAACGGGCACTCAGTCTGGCGTTCAGTCTCTGTCGGTTCGTGGTATTTTGCTGTCAAGTCTAGGTGGCTCATCTGGTGTCCCTACTATACAAAACTCTATTTTTGTATCTGATGCTAGTCGTTTTGTGTTTGCGTTTGGTTGTAACGACATTGGCAGTACGGTGCAAGACCCCATGCTGATTCGCTGGTCGGATCAGGAAAACCCCACCATGTGGACACCGGCAATTACAAACCAAGCAGGTAGTATCCGCTTGTCGCACGGCTCAAAGATTGTGTCCGTTATCCAGACTCGTCAAGAGATTGTGGTGTTTACAGATGCCTCGGTGTATTCGCTCC